TCTCTTAAAAACTGATACTTAGTCTCAAAATATGTGAGTTCCATTTTGGAAAAACATATCTTGACCATATACCTTTTGATTGGTATACCAGCTTTGTGAGCTTCTTTAAGAACTGCATTACTACTATAGTAATTCTGATAACTAGCCTTAGAAACAGTCTCATATTTCTTGTTTCTTTTATCTGTCATCTGAGCAACAGCTCTTTTACCAAACTTCTTCTTTGTAGTAGAGTAAAAATTCTTCTTACCTACATACCTTACAGACTTACCATCAATAATGGCTTCCATTTCATACACAAATCCTACAGCTCCTTCAGGAATCATACTGTTAGTAAACTCTCTACCTTGATACATCCAACTCATGATTAAAGTTTTTTTCTTTTCATATACCAATCAGCTACTGTACTTACCATTTTAGATAGTTTAATAGTTGCCTCTTGAACAGTTGTAGAGTCAAAAATAATTTTAGCATCTTCCTTATTATTTATAAAGAAATACTTATACTTTTTTAATTCTTTTGGTTTCATAATACTTGTTTTAATAATGGAAATAATGTTTCTCTTACTTTATCTATACCATGCACTTTGACTGAATCTGAAAGATCTTTCTCCATTGGCAGCAATATATAGCTAAATCCATACATATCAGAATATCTTTGAGCAGCTTTAATACCTGGGGCATCATTGTCAAACAACACAACTATCTTATGATACTTGAGTTTTAGTTCTCCAATAGCCTTTTCTCCTATCATAGTATTCTCACTGTCCGGAGCAATAGCTTCAATATTACTAATACCTAGTTTGTTGAAAGCCATTAGATCTTTAAGTGAAGATGTGATAATAAGATATTTGCAATCATACTTTAACTGATCTACACCCTGGATATAATTCTCAACCTTGATAAATTTATTCTGAATGTTCTTTGGCATATATATCTTATACAAGCTACCATCATTTCTAAAATAACCATAAATATGGGATTTTCTAAATATGTGAGAGGTTATACTACCATCCTGTTCAGTTTTGCTCATAATAAAGAAAGCCAAAGGAACTACATTATATCTATCAAGTATTGCTGAACCCAGTTTAAAACTCATCCAGTATGTTTGATCAAAGTTAGTCCAGTGCCTCATTTCATAATCAACTACCTTGTACTTATCATGAAACATAGCAGCTTCAGGAGTATATGTAGTATTATTTCTAAGAAACAACTGATAGTCAAGAAGTATTTTATTTGTAGCTTGCCCTCTTGCAGACATGTTAAACAAATGCTTTACCAACTCAATGCAATCTCCCTGATAACCAGATGAAAAGTCCTTGAATTTATAAAATCCAGAGGCTACATCAAAATAAATAAACATGGATGGAACTTTGTCCTTGGCATTAAATGCAGATAGCATTTTTACATCTTGACCTGTTAGTTTTTCCTTCAGGTTAAGATAATATTCAAAGACCCATTCTCTGGGGACTTGTTCTAAATCAGTAATTAAATTCTTTGTTGAAATCATACTACCTAGTTTAAAAATTAAGGGGAAGCCATTTCTAACTCCCCCTATAACTTATTAGTCTAGGCTGAAGTCAGAAGATGTTTTAGATGGAGGTAAAAGATCATCATCATCCCCAAAGCTTTTTACTTCTTTTGTTTCTAATTTTTTCAAATGTTTAGATTCATCAAAAGTAATAACTTTTCCCTCTTCTGTCTCACCAAATGCATATTTTCTATTTTCTCCTCTTGGCAACCATAGATCATAGTTAGTATAACCTGATTTACCTTCATACTCTCTACCAGCAATACAAAATTCAAGATACTTATCCTTAATTGGAGCACTTATATTAAAGGCATCTATAAAGTCTTCAATAGTATCATGCTTACCATCTTGTTCAGTAAACCATTCATTTATACCAAAAGCCTTACATAAATTCTGTAAAAAGATTAAGATAGATCTATCTCTCTCTACTTTAATACCAGTCTTAGTAACACCATCAGCAAATGCATATTGACTTGCTTTAACCTTACCAATCTGACCAGCATGTCTACCCTTGCTTTCATCTTCTTTATCAAGCAAAAAGCCATCAAAACCCTCAATTGGTTGAGTTTCTGTATGCAATAGCAAATGATATGCATTGTCAATAAACTTAAAGTCCTCTAGCTCTACATGATTAATCTTTAACACATGATTTCCCGGAGAAATTGTTTTAGGTAGCCCACTGCCACCAGTTCCTAAGTCAGTTGTACTTAATCCCATTGTTTTTTATTTTTATTTGTTATTATACATAAATTTTATCCCAGTGATATTGCATCTCACCCTTTTCATTAATTTCAGTAACCACTATCTCTTCATTACGGAGATGTTCCGGTCTTGCACCACAAGTAACTTCTTCATTAGTCTTAAAACTTAGAATAGTCTTGTTACCTTTTCTATACATGTAACCAATAGCATCAGCATTAGCACATACTAAAGACTTAATCTTACCGGTTAAATCTATATTAGCAGACATAACTGTATCACCCTTATCATCAACCACCTTGTCTTTAACGTGACCAGATAAAATAATATGGGGAGCTAAGGTATCAATAAAATCTAGAATACTGAAGAATGCTTCCCGGATGTACAGATAACCAGCACCATTTGGTAAACTTGCTACATTGTCCCCATCAAAGTTTTTACCCATCTGAGTTTTCTTGTATAATTTTACAGCTAGTGGCATTATCATACTCTCTAATGCAGTTACAGTATCTATAGTAATGTACTTATAGGGTTTACCTGCTTCAATAATAGAATTACCGGCTTCAATAAGCTCTTTAAGACTATTAACCTTAATCTTGAGAGCATCAACATAATCAGATCCATTCTCAAGATCTATAATTAAATTGTTATCTAGCCCTGAAAATGCAGTTGTTTTACCAGTCTTAGGTTTAGAATAAATCAGCAATCTCTTAGGATTTACTTTTTCTGCTTTTACTTTTTTAGTTGGAAGTACTATACTCATATTTCACTTTTTGTTTGTTTAATCAAATCATTTAACCATGGTTTATTACTAACAGGTTTCATCAACATAATTGCTGCAAAATCCTTTAGTGTAATTTCTGATAATAACAGTGTGTCACCATTACTTTCATCCATCAGTTCTATTGCCTTAGCAGGAGCAAACTCATCTTCAAAATCAGGAAACAATGATAAACTTGTTTGTAGTTTAGGTAAAGTACTATCTCTCTTAGCATCATCCTTTCTCTTTTCATAAAGAGCATGAGTTATCTCAGTACCATCTTTAAGCACTGCTACCAATTCGGATAGAGGAACAGTATAAAGAATATAAGGCTCACCTTTAAAGTTTGTACCTTCTTTTGTTTCATACTCCTCAGCATAGAATGGATTTGCTTTGTACTTAAATAACTGTCTGTCTTCATTGAAGGGAGTTACATCAGTTACAGTACCCTTATCATCAGTAACATTGTCATAGAACTCTATATAGATGTCCTCACCTTTACCAATTTCAGACTCAAACAACTGAACTTGTCTACCAAATTTACCTTTCTGGAAGAATGCAGTTTTAATTACAAAAAACGGATCTGCTAGACCCAGCTTTTTAAAAGTTTCAATGTGTTCAACAAAGAACTCTTTTTCTCTTTCTTTTCTTATATTCATACTTAAAATTTACTGTGTTGATACTTTCTTTGTAGCACATGCAGGAGTAGGTATCTCTATTATCCGCATTTTATCTCTATCAAGTTTAAAGAAACTTATTCTTGTGGTGCCATTTCTAGATTTCAAAAAGTGAAAGACTAAAATGTCTTCATCATTTATGATATATCTGTCTGGACCATACTGTCTTATTTTTCTTAGAGAAGGTTTGTTTATACCAAGTACTACATCCGCGTGTTGTAATAATGAATCTGACCCATAAATGTCTGAGTCTAATACATAATTACCATAATCAGCCTCTACAGCTCTCTTTGGATCATCTATGTTTCTATTTAACTGACTGAGGACTACAAAAGCTACTGGATACTTTTTCTTTAACATAGTGAGTGCTTCACCTAAAGCTCCTAACATTTCAAATTTATCTTTTTGTCCCTTACCATTTTTAAATAAAGCTGAGTGATCTATAGCAACAAGCATATTAGTGTACTCCCTTTTCTCTTTCCCATCTTCATCTATAATTAATGTAGAATGCTTTTGCATTTGGTAATGAATTGTTGCACACATTTCATCAACAGTACATGCATCATAAATTACATCAATTATATCATTTTCAGCAGTACTGTTATAATATTCTTGACACTTTATAAAAAGAGCTTTGTCAATTTTCTTACCCTTACTCATCAGGGTATTGTAATCAGCACCTGTATTCAGACTAAATTTTCTTATACCACTGGTTTCATCAACCATTTCCATCTGAAACTTTAATATTCTAAACTCCTGATCTTGATTCATCTCTATGATATCACCAATCAGCTGTTCCATAAATAAAGTCTTTCCGGTACCAGGTCTAGCACCAACTACGGTGATAGTTCTCCATTCTAATCCATCACAAAAGGCATCATTAAATTTGGGCCAGGCACTTCTTAAAGATTTTATATCTCCCCGGCTTCTAGCTGCCATTTTTCCTAATGCTTTGTATAAAGCATTTCTTTCACTTACAGGTTGTAGTGGCTGTGCACCATTAAATAATTCTGCCATATGTTTATGTATTAGTTAAATGTTTGTTTTTGACATAGTTATAGAAACTATGCACAACTGCCATGATTACTTCAATTACCAGATACTGCCAGAAACTCATACTTACAATAAAGTAGTCTATAACAGTAAAGCAAAACAAAGACCCCACCACAGCAATCATAGTCAGTTTTAGATTTATCATACTACTCTCTCACTAAAATATACTTGTTCTTCATCATCACCACTTCTGATTATCTCACAATATGTTGCTAAATCAGATTCAAAAGTTTTATCTATATTTTGCTTTCTCACAAAGTACTGTGCAGTTCTCATAAATTCATATCTTCTGATGCTAAATTCATCAACATATCTCTCTGTGGCTTTATTTATCTCATCCCAACTGTAATCATAGTTCTCAAAGAACCATCTAAAGGGTGCTTCAAGATTCTTAGCATTTACTCTAGCATATTTACCAGATGAGAGTTTCTTATTAGGAAATATTTCTACATATTTCTCTATATTTCTTACAAAGTCTTGCCCCATTAAATCTTGTGAAGTTTTCTTTTTGGTCTTTCTAAAATAACCATTAATTTCTTCCATAAAGATAAGACTTTTACTTGTAAGTTCCAAACTTTCTGTCAACCATTGATCCGTTTGCAGTCTTTTGCATTCTAATTCTTTGTTGACAAATTTATAAGGAACAATTTTCTCTCTTATACAATGTAAAACATAGTAAGTATTGGGTGTTAATCCTTCCTGGATCAACCTTGTAAATATATCTGTCATTCTACCAAATTATTTTATCACCACTTGTACTCTTAACAATTTCAGAGACTCTATTAAATAGATCATTACTGTCCCATTTAGAACCATTATATGCAGCTGAGGCTGGATGCTTAACTGTTATCTTATGATTGTTATCATTAGTAAGCTGAGACCATTCTTCTGCTTTCTTACCCATATACACATAAACAAGTCCTGGGTTGTAACTATTAAGCCAGTCTAACAGGTATGCTGTAAAAGGTTTCCAAATATCATAGTGACTACCAATATTGCCTACTTCAACTGTAAGAGCTGTATTTAACATTAGTATTCCTTGCTTTGACCATCTTTTTAAATCTACATCTTGATGTGTAGGATATCCCTGGTAAACAGTTCTTTCTATTTCCTCAAAAATAAATTTAAGACTAGGTTGTAATTTACCTGTGTTACCACAACTAAATGATATACCATCCGCAACTCCAAGCTGTGGATATGGATCTTGTCCTACTATAACTACTTGTAGTTTATCATAAGGACATTCCTCAAATGCTCTGAATACTTGTTTTAATGGTGGAGTAAACCTTTTGTCACTCTGACTCAAATCCCATAACTTACTGAGTATCTGATCAAAATCAGAACTAAATATAAAAGATTTAAAAACTCTACTCCACCCACTAGGTTCAAGTTTATCAAACATTTTTTGTTTAATTTCCTGTAATTCCATTTTTTTTCTATTTTTGTTTAAAATTATATATTATGGCAATCAAAGTAAAAGAAATAAAAGATGATGCAATTGTAGAAATTAAAGTTAATAAGTCCTTCTACTTAATGGTGAAAGGTGTATCTTATTATATCTTTAAAAATCTTCCAAAAGAAACTATTGAAGAAGATATCAAAGCTGTTATGTCTAAAAAATACAATGAGCTTGAAACAGAACTTCAACAACACTTTTATACTACAACACTTTTACTTGCTGAAATTGAAAGACAAGCTGTAGCCAATAACTTGTTTGATGAGAAAGAGGTGTTGGAACCAGGGGATGAAGGTTATGTAGAACCTACCCAAGATTAAGATTAAATTGTTCTCTTCCTATCTGTATACAAGCTTCTATAGCTAACATTAATTCATCTTTACTGCAATCTCCAAAGGATTTGTAAGTTATCATAAGACCTTCTTTATAAGCTAGGCCTGCATGATCTTTTACAAGACATTTCATTTCATCAAAAGTATACCCAGATTCTTTTGCCATTTCTCTAATACAAGCATGAACTTTTGCAAGTTGTGCTTTACTGTGATCCGTACTTGTCAGATCTATATACATTTCTACTGCTTGACCCTCTTCTAATTTGCTAATGAATATATCATAGGCTAATTTATCTTGAGGACCAGCATAGGTTAGTTTACCATCTTTCTTTACTAATTTTCCACTAAACATACTAACAAGTTATATTATCCATAATTTCAAGAAACTGATCATAATGAACTTTTTCTGTAATATTTAATGCCGGAATCTCAAATGATTTTAATGACCATTTATC